CCATCGAATAACATACCGGGCTGGATTTGTGTTTCCCGGCGTTTATCCGGTGCCACATAGCCGTCGGTGCCAACATCCTGCTTTTTGATAAACATCCCGAGTGACGCGGCAATCCTTGCAGCAATGCGCTCGCTGTCCTCATACTCTTTCAAATCCATCAGACGAATGATGACAGGTGCCAGAACGGAAGCGCCGCGCGCCTGATTAAGACGCCGGGTAAAGCGCAGGTGCAGCATATTTTCCGCAGCCACCTCTTTAACGGCGACCGCCGCCACGCCCGCACCGGGCCATGACTCACAGACCAGGTATTTCACCGGACGCCGCCACGCGTTGAAGTAAATCCCCTGCACCAGATTGCTGGCACTGTCCGTTTTTTCCAGCGGGATATAATCCGGCTCCAGCGCTTCAAGCCAGAACGGGACGCCAGCCACGGGTGACAGTCCGCTGATTTTTCCGGTCAGTACGTGAGAAAAAACCTCTCCGTCACGCAACCAGGTACGCAGCATCAGCCTTTCCAGTACAGGACGGGTGTATTGCCCGGTTACATCCGGCGAAACAGACCATTCCGCCCAGCACCGGCGGATTTTTTCTGCCAGCACGCTGTCCAGCATGCCCGCTCCCGTCAGGGGCTGCGGCTCCACGATGATCCCCTTCGCGCCGATGATGCGCTCTTCCATTTTGTCCAGGGCACCAATCACCAGATCGTGATTGTTGTCAAACCACCGGGCCTGCTCGCGTAACGACTTCCCGGCCAGCTGGATTAACTGATCCCCGCTGCGATTTTCACGCTTCACCCTGTGGGTACGCGTGGGCGTGATGGCTTCATAAGCGCGGATAGCCATCCGGGAACGCAGACGGGACGCGCCCCACCCCGGTGCCAGCGCGCCAATCGCTTTATCCAGAAAATTCATGTGAACCTCGCCAGTGAATGGAGTTGTCGATCGCAGTCCATCAGCCGCAGGCGATCCTCTATCTCCTTACGCCCCCGGCGAATATCCCCGAGGCTTTCCATCGTCATTGACTGTCCGTTCAGGGTGATGGATTTCCCCTGAAGCACGGCAAGCTCCGCGTCAAAATAGGCCTGCTGAAGCTGCAGTAACTGTTCCCGGGTCATAACCATCCTCCGCCGGACACGCCGCCAAACGGCACTGCCGTGTTGTGTTGTTCTGTCATTTCGTGATTTTCACTCTCATCCGTCACAGGTTCAGGGTCGACTGCTGCTGATATGTTGCGGCTGGATTGCACAGGCTCAGGCAGGCGCGCCCAGGGCGGAGGATTATCCCAGTTGATACGCTCATAGCCGCGGATCATTACCAGGGCATGGGCATAGCAGAGTAAATCCAGCGCCTCGTTTGCGCCCTTACCGGGTTTTGTCCATTTACCGTCCATGCCGCGCTCTTCGTAGGTCAGCTCCTCAAAAAACCAGTCCCCCAGCCAGTCAGGAATATGCACGTAGTTTGCCCCCGGCTCTTTGCGGTCAAGCGCGGAGGCGATCCGGTCCTTGAGTGCATTGGTCTGCAGGAGATAGAGCGGGACTTCGCCACAGGCGCGGGCCTGTCGGTCACTGCGCCCGGTATTATTGGGGTAGCTTTTACTGAAGATTTTTGAACGGGTTTTGCTGTCTCCCTTAAAGAGATACACCCGCCCGGCAAGCCCTTCCCGCCGGCAGTGGCGCCAGAACGCATACGCGTTATCCGTGACGCCATCCTCCCCGCCGGAGTCCACCCCCATGCATAACACGCCCATTTCCTGCTCCGGATCGGCCACCAGAGGCCAGGCTCTTTCGAGTACATCCGTAATCAGCAAATGCCAGTCCTCCGGGTACGCACCGGGGTTTATCTGCAGAGCCTCACCGCTCTCGTCACAGCGCAGTGACCGGGTGATATTGAAACGGTCCACAATCCAGCGTTCACCATGACTGCCATAACCGACCACCTGCACGACAAAACGACGCTTTTTACCGCCCTGAACGTCCACAGTAGCGACAAGGAAACGGACACCGTCAGGAACCCGCCTTGGGGGAAGTTTTTCTGCGCGGGCTATCAGCGTTTCGGCTTTACGCTGATCGAGGGATATGCGTGGGAGATAGGGCAGTCCCCAGTCTGTATTAATAACGGCCTTCAGCGTTTCTTCGCTGCCAGTGCGCTCATATTCCTCTTCCGCGGTCAGCAGTTTATAGACCAGTTGCTGCCACGTCTGATACGCCGCAGCTGGTCCCTCCATCCAGAAGCTGGCGATACGTGATCGCCGTGCCTCCCCGCTAATCTCGCCATCTTTACTGATGAGTTGCCCTTCTTTCAGCCAGACACCGCGGTTATTCAGTTCGCGTTTTTGTTCCGGCTGTATTAATGCCAGACAATGCGGGCACTGAATACGTGCAGCCTCGCTGGCAGCCATCAGGTCCGGGTTATCCCGATAGCCCACCATGTTTTCCATCGCGGGCTGGAACCAGTCGCCGCAGTGCGGGCAGGGCCAGTACCACCGTCGGCGGTCACCGCGGTTGTATAAAGAAAGAATGCCTGTCGTGGGCGGGGCCTCATGTGGTGAGGAACGCCGCCATTTCACATCAGTGATTTCGCGACCGGGCGAACTCTCCGCCAGCGTCATCCCCGCTGACATAAAGGTGGTGGTACGTTTGGACGCAAGGGAAAAACCATCTCCCTCGCCATCGATATCTTCCGGGAAGCGATCGTAATCCGTCAGCGCCACCCGCTTGTAATCTGACGAAGAAAAGACGGTTATGGACGGCCAGCCGATTTTCAGGAATGAGCCATCACGAAACATTTTGTCGTGGACGTTGTTGTCATTTCGGGAAGGACTGAGCCGTTTTCTGACTTCAGGGCTGTGGTGGAAAGTACGTGCCAGACGGGTTTTGGAGTGCTCGCGGGCTTTGGTCTCTGTCATCTGGACCACCAGCATATCCGCCGGATCGCAGACAATGCCGTACACGATCCACCCGTCAATCAGCCCAAGAGTTTTACCTGTTCGCGCAGGCCCTGCGAAAATCACTGCGTCATATTCCCGTTTTGACAGCGTGTTTATCGCTTCATTCATGTAAGGCGTTAACGTGTCATCCCAGGGAACCGCCGTATTGGCGCCGCGGGGAACAAACATATATTGTCTGACGCCTTCCGCCACCGGCATTCTGCGTGGTGGCCTCAGATATTCAGCGACCTCCTGACGCACCGCCAGGGCAGAGCCATACTTACTCCCCGTCATCGTCAGCGGTCTCCTGCATTGCCTTAACTAACAGCATGCGCACCTCATCCACCGCATCCTGCGCCTCGTTAAGCTGTTCCGCTGACCAGCCCTTATCCCTTTCCAGTTTGTCCGGCCAGACTTCCAGCACCTGCGTAACAGATTTGACGATTGCCGCCATTTGCTGACGAACATCGGGCAGCGGAACAACCTGCTTCATCTCTTTTTCCAGCCAGAGACGCCCTTTTTCTGAATCAAACCAGTCTTTACGTTCTTTCGGGGTCATCTTGTTCGGGTCCTGATGTTCAGCAGCCTGAGAAACGGGCGCTTCCATCAGTACACGGATCACATCAGTCAGGAGATACAGCTTATTTTTTTCATTGCTGCCCGGAGCCATTGGAACGCCTGAGAGACGACTGACAACCGTCTGGCGATGTAACCCCGTAATGGCGGCAAGCTGACTGATATTGCATTTGAGGTTTTTCAGTTCGCCGTCCATTTTTTACCTCTGGGGCTGTTTCTTTGCGCGCCCTCCCCCGGAAAATCCAAAGATGATGAACAAAAAACATACAAATCATCATCTTTTAAAAATAAACAATATTAAAACAATGAGTTACAACATGATGATGATGCATGAAAAATCGAAAATGCGCCAAATCCCGCGCCGCTGCCGCCCCGTGGCAGGCCACCCCGCCAGGAGGACCCATTTAATAATAATGATTAAACCTTAGATATATAAGTTTGTGTGTCTATCCAGATATGAACAGTGTGTGATAAAGTTCCTTTTTCATTATGAGGTAACAAAATGTTTCTTTATAAATATGCTTCTCTCAAAAATGCAATGCTTCTGCTAAATGAATTAACGTTTTATTGTTCCGATATTGACACGTTCAACGATCCATTTGAAGGTAAATTTATATATGAAATAGGTCCAAAGAATTTCGCGAGAAACATGGCAATAACACTGTCCATTGGCAAACCAATGATAATAAATCACAAAGGGATCTGTGACATCCTCTCGTTACCAATTCAAAATGAAATAATAAACGCAACGAGAGGCCTTTACGACATATTATCAAAGCACTACGAAAACAAAACAATAATAAACGAAGAAACATATTACCAAGTAGAGAGCGAGATTTATGACTTCATAATAAAATGCAACTTTTTAGAAATTATGAGTCCAGATTTTCTTAATATCATATCTCCTACCTCGATGGCCAACTCGTTCATACAAACAACAATAAAAGAGCTTGGGATATTATGTTTATCAAAAACAAAAAACCATCCATTAATGTGGGCGCACTATGCCAGCAACCATTCTGGTGTAATGTTCGAAATAGATACAAGTAAAAATTTATTTATTGATGGCACATTTTCCTTTTCTAAGGAAGTTAGGTATGTCAATAAAATACCAACATTCACAAATGATACAATTCTTGGAATAAATAGGGGGATATTCCCAACGGAGAATGAAGAAATGATGCAACTTCATCTTGCCACAAAATCAGAGCACTGGAATTATGAAGATGAAGTGCGCTACATGGTGAATAAAGGAACCCCACCAAACAATAAAAAGAAATTGAACCCAAATGCTATTACTGGTGTTTACATGGGATTACAAACGCCTACAGAATCAAAAAAAACAATATCACATCTAATTCAAGAAAATTTCCCTTCCGCATTAATGTTTGAAACATTTCTAAGTGAGGATAGTTATGACCTTGAATCTAGGGAGCTAAGTTTAAAATAACTATCACTACAATTATTATTCCATGTACTTTTAAATGCCAAAACATCTCGTTTGGTCTGGCTATCCATAACATCAATGTCGTGGTCGGTCAGGTAGATGGGCTTCCCCCAGTCACACGCCGTATCAACGACCACCGGGCCGGGTCCAGTCGTTGCGCAGCTCACGATCAACATCGTCATCAGGAAGATGGTTAACAGTCTGCTGTACATCCCTGGCTCCTTTTGTTGTCTCTACCCGGCGTTCGGCTACCGCTTCAGTAGCTGCTGCAAGTTCTTCAGTGCGTTGCTGGTCCGCTTTTGTTTCAGCGATACTGGTACCGCGTGATTTACCCAGACCAAAAGCACCTACAATTGCTGCCAGAATAGTAATGACAATGCCCATAATCATCTCAATACCCATTCCCCCCCTACTAGCCGTTTCCCGCGCCGCTGCTGCCCCGTGGTGGGATTATCCGCCGAGACTACCTTTTGATAATTAACATCAGTCAGTCCATTACGAAGAGGTCTATCTGCCGAGGCCACGGGAAATAACAGATTCTTAATCTCTTAGAGAAGGTAAGGTTTTCTTAAGCTCCATGCTATATGTTCGATGGAACACATTGTTTGAGGAAAGAATAATGAACAGATTCTCAAAACTTCAGATTCGCTTACACTGGCTAACTTTGATGTTAATAGCGATAACCTATGCAGCTATGGAGCTTCGAGGCTGGTTTCCCAAAGGCAGCAACACCTACCTGCTCATGAAAGAAACACATTACAATGCCGGGGTATTTGTCTGGTTCTTAATGATAATACGATTAATTATTAAGCATAAGTACCATGACCCAGCTATCACTCCGCCCCCACCTGCATGGCAAATGATGTCAGCAAAGATAATGCATATCATGCTCTACATTTCTTTTTTGGCACTACCGTTATTAGGTATCGCAACCATGGCTTATGGTGGAAAGGACTGGAGTTTCTTGGGTTTTAACATTGCTCCTTTCGTAACTCCTGACGTGGAAACAAAGTCAGTTATCAAAGATATTCACGAAACACTGGCAAATATCGGGTATTTTTTAATCGCAGCTCATGCTGGTGCAGCCTTATTCCATCACTACATCCAGAAAGATAATACTCTTTTGAGGATGCTCCCTGATTGTAACGAAAAAAAAATATCCAGAAGTGTTAATATCTAACGTATTGGCAGTTGTCCAGTGAACAACTGCCATAATACCTGTCCAGGCTTCATCTTTTAAATCTGTTGTTATTTGACTCTCTCACTGAGCCGTAAATGCGCTCACACGTCATTCCAGCCCGGTAGCTTTCGTCAGATCGCTCAGCATAATATCGAGCTTCTTCTGCAAGGCGTCCGAGCATGTCGGCGAGCACTGCGGCGTCGGCTCCGGCTGTTTTGCTTCTGACGGCAGCGGCAAGATCTGCGGTGTGCTTTGCGGCATCCAGGTGGGTGGCAAGCTTTGTTGCTTCGGTGCGCAACTGGCTAACAGTGGCAGACAGGCCAGCAGCAGTGACTGCAGATTTAGTGGCTTGTGCTTGTGCATCTTTTACAGCCTCATCCCGGGCAATAATCCGCCCTCGTTCAATTATGCGGGCTGCGGTTTGCGCGTTCGCTGTTTGCGAAGACTCCGCACTATCACGTTCAGCCCACTTCTTTTCCCAGCCGCGACTACTCCATATATTTCCAGCGATAAACGCACTGACCAACAGCACCACGGTAGCAATAAGCTGAGTTCGAAGGCTCACTGGTTTATCCCCCAGCACGCCAGCGCGCTTTCCTGGTCTCGCCTTTCTACCTGCCCATAGCATCCATTCGTCTGACCTTTGGTCAGACGACAGTCGCGGCCACCGTCTTTAATCCACCAGCGGATAGCGTCACAGGCTCCTTTACGGTCGTCAGCATTAATTCGCTTATAGAACGTGGACGGGAAGCATTTTCCGGGGCCGATGTTATATGGGCAGAAAGATGCGATCCCGGCTTTCTGTGGTTCGGTCAGCGGTACTTTGATATTTCGCTCAACCCACGCCAGCGCCTTATCGCGCTCAATGGCGTTGACCTGGGCGCATTTCTCAGCGGACAGCTTCATGCCCTGCACTACCGGCTTGCCATCAACCATCGTGGCACCACGACAAATCGTCCAGAGTCCA